CATAAAAACTCCTTTAAATCTTACGTTTTAAAAGCGATAACTTAGCCAAAGCGACTTTTTCCTTTACAGCCAAACGCTCTAAAGTGTTATCTTCAAATCGGGAACGTCCTTCGACTTCCCTAGCAAATTGTATACCATCAAACACTTCTGGAAACAATTCTTTAAACTTATTATCATAAAAACGTGGTGGACGGCACTTCTTACCTCTCACCACAACTTGGTCTGACGTATAAACGTCATCCATGTACTTATCAAACCAAGCCTGTCCAATACCAGGCTTAAGAGACATCTTATTAAACTCAGGTTTTCGTTTAAAAATCTCACCAGACATCAAATCGCAAAAACTATAATGTTGCTCAGGGTCTGTAACAGAACCATCTTCATTCAAACGAAGTTTACCCGTTTGCTTCTTCATAATATATCGCGCAACATAAGCAGCAGACTCAAAATTGACATCACCAATAGAACTATAGCCATACGGCCAAAGCTCTTCAAGTATCTTTGACGTATATAAGAGAGACCCAGTCTGCGTTCTTTGGAGAAATTTCTTATCTGAAAAATCATGACCAAAGATACAAGCATGGAAATGAGGACGATCAAAAGACTCACCATATTCACCTGCCATATAAAATCTAATAGACTTACCAGGAAAACGTTTCCTGAACCTTTTCATAAACAACTGAAATTCTTCATAAATCAAATTCATTGCTGAATGTTGCTTATGATACGAATAAATTTCATTCTTCTTAACTTTTTTCGCATCAAACCACGAAAAATTAGCAAAAGTAAGAGTAATAAAACAATTACTCGTATGCATTTGTGCCTCATGCATACAACGAATCGCCCACTGACGTGAGCGTTCAAGGCGACAACCAACACACTGACCACAAGGCAATGACAAGGTGCGGACTACATCCGCTCCTGGTATCTCCCGCCAAATAATAGACCTGTCAGCGCATTGATAAGCCGTCAACGGCTTATAACACGCCATAAATTACAGTCTAAAACCACCGCGTTGCGGTGAAGTACGCATATTAATGCTCTTGGTCTTGCTTACGCCACGACGAAACTTCTTAGCTGCGCCATGCTTGCTCATTGGTTTTCTATAAAGGCTCATAACATTGCACTCCGTAGTTAATAAATGTGGTTTTGGTGTCACCTAGCACAGTTACATCAAGTAGAGTAACTGTGCTGCCATCCGCTTACGCGTCTGGCTTAGGTGTTTCTACTGCAGAAACGACGGGTTCAACCACAGGTTTACCGTCAATAAGACCAATCTGAATCGCTTCATCGCGATTCTCTGCATTCTGCAAATAATTTAACAAAGCATTAGGGTCATGGTCAAACTTAGCCCTAATCTTAGCTGGCAAAGCCATAAAAGCCTCATCAGCGGCTTTAATCTTATTCAATGCGGTATGATAATCAGATACACCGCTAAAATCGCCGTATGACGGCTCTATTGGCGTCGTAGGAATACTGCCAGTAACGCCAAAACGCTCAACTATAACGTTAATATCACATTCATCCTTCATGTGTTGTTGAGCCAAACTCGGGTCTTTACATTCAAGACCAGTCTCTTGTGAAACAAGAGCCATATCGTAATTATACGGATTACGAACAAAAACTTTAGTCATATACATTCCTTATTTGTAATGTTTATTGATAGTAACACCAGGCTTAGCCAAAGAAGTAGCACTGGACAAAACAGGGTTAAAAAACTGACCCAAACCCTGAATAATTTGAGCCAATCGTGGATTGTTCTCATTAAATTGAGCCAAAGGCTTAGTCAACTCCATAGCTTGTTGAACTTGTTTAGTAAACTGACGAATCTGATCAGCAGAAGCTCCTTCGCGCTTAGCAGCGTTAACAATACGCTGCAAATCTTCCTTCAAATTAAGCTCACTCTGAGTACGATTCTTTAACTCTTGAGCAGTAACCAAAGTTTCTGCTTGAGTCTTAGCGGCAGTAGAATTATTAAGCATAGTCTGAGACTGAATCTGCTTAATAGATTCATTCTGCATCTGCTGCGCTTGCGCAGCTTGAACGGCACCAGAAAACTTATTCTGAACAGTAGTAGAAGCACCTCCAGGACTGGAGGCACCACCTTGACTATAAGCCAACATAGGATTTAATCCAGCTTTCTTCATATCCGCTACTGCTCTTTGATATGAAGTATTAGACATCTCCCGCTGAAAATCCATCTGATTTTGGGCAAGTTGCATATTAGTAGCATTAGCATCCTTTTGACCCAAAAAATTAAGGCCACCTGCCGCAGCAGTGGCAATAGAAGCCCAAGGGATTCCGCCACCAGCAGCATTACCTGCTAACTCGACAATCTCTTCATTCTCTGCTAAAGACTTAATAGGGTCTACAACAGACGAAAAAATATTACCAATATCCATACTGACGCCTTTCAGTTGTCTCCTCAGTACCCTTACGGGTACTCGAGGTTAAAAATGATCAATTAAACCAGGTACGCTATACATCGGCATAGGTCTAGCCATCTTACAATCAAAAAACGCATCCATTAAAAACTGCTGACCGTTAGCAGCTGCACCAACAGCAGTAGTACGTTCAATAGGAGGAGTCTCCTGAATAAAAGTGGCATTCAACGTAGGCAGCGAAGTGAACTTCTGAGCATAATGCCAAGGGTCAATCGTACCAGCTGAAGTCGACTTAAACAAACCTGTAATTTGAGAAGGTTTGTAACGGTACTCTGCCCAACGTTCCTGGTATCCAAATACATCATCATCAGTTGAAGTACCAGTAACATAGATTTCCTTATTTAAAACAGCCTGTTCACCCAAATGAGCAAATACAGGGAAATAGAAATCATAACGTGTCTCACGAGACCACATCTTAGGCAAACCTTGCTGATATGTTAAATCAGCACGAACGTTTACCAATCCAATTATGTATCCATGTTCTTGAGCATGATACGTAAAACCATGTCCACTAGCCAACGCAGTACCCATTGCAGCCAAGTTACCAAGCGGAGTAGCACCACCAGAAATAGAAGTAGCAGACGTCTGGGCAATAGGGTTAACGTTAACATATGTAGAACCTCCACCAATATACTCTGGACGTTGCAAACGATAATCTTGTGGAGTTACACCAAAATGAGCACGTAACAATTCTGTATAACGTGTACCACCTCGCGCATCGCGCTCAAGCAACTTCTGAATCTGAAATGACTGACGCAATTGATTCACAGTCGCTGCAGTAGCAGCAGACAAATCAGCATATAAACCAGTGTTATTACCCCATAACACATCTTCAGTAGTCCATGAAGTATCGTCTTGAGGCTTCAATGATAATGAAGCTGGACGATAATACAAATCTTGCTCTGGACCTGACACAGCACCCTTAATACGGGGTACAGTACCATCGCTTAAAATAGGTGCAGAAGTACCTAATGGCAAAGTAACAGAAGCACCCTTCTGTGGCCAAGGTAACGCACCTGTAAAATAATCCTTACGCTTACCACGACGTAACAAAGTGTAATCAGACACATCATCACCACTGTCACCAGTGTTAACAGTTACAGAATTTTGTAAATTCTCGTCTCTAAACCACTCGTTATAAATCAAATTATAAGCTCGTAACGGTAACGCATTATGCGTGACCGTATTGCTGCCAGTAATCTGGCCAGCAGTAGGAAGACCAAAATGGTCAAAAATAGAACCAACAGCGTAACCACCAGCAGAGCTGGTAATCTGTGGAACTACATAAGAAATAGAATCACCTGGGTTCGCTTGCTCACCCATAAACTTAACCCAATTAGTCCAAACTAATCGGTTAGGTACAAAAAAGAAAAATGTGTCCAGATGAAGGTTATCCATCACTGGAAACAATGGCGTAGCCAAACGGGCAAACATAGTTGCCTTAACATTGTGCATATCGCCTGGAAGGACTTCATCACAATAAATAGGAATCAAATAACCGCCATCAAACGTAGTTTTATGAGCGTATTGAGTATCAAAACTAGAACGCGGAATTTCCGCTTTAGGAACCATAGCAAAGCTATGAGAACTTACCGACTTATTACGATGCATAGCAATCTCCCGAAGTATTCCGTACCACTCTTACGAGTGATACGGTTTAAAAAAACTTAATCAGTCTCACGAATCTTAACTTGCTTTCCTAAACAAATCTGCTTAGGAGAAGCCAATAAATCAAAGGCACCACTATTATCATCAAATGTGCCTAAATAATATAAATCAAAATCGTCAGGATGTACATAAATTTGGTTATCTTCACTAGCACGATTAACCTCATCACTAAACTGACGAATAGCTACACCTTCAGTAGCAACATACGCTGGACGTCCAAAAGCGTCTGCAGCACGGTCTTTAATAGAAACAATAACTAATTTCATAAAAACTCCTTTAAATCTTACGTTTTAAAAGCGATAACTTAGCCAAAGCG